ATCTTCTCAAGAGCGATGTATTCCTCGACGCGAGTGTCGTGTTCACGTTGCAGGTTCTCGACTACATCGTGAACCCACTGCGGGGCTTCTTCGGGGGCGTATGTCGGCACACCGGCCATAGTGACGTTCTCCTGTGAGTGGAATCGAACACCTGCGAGTGCAGGATTGGGGGCAGTTGGCAGTCCTGCCCCGTATCCCGGACTCCGCAGCGGACTAGCCGATGTGCAGTTCGGCCTGTGCCACGATGTCCTCGATGGACTTCGAGCGGATCACGTTGACCCACGCGACCAGTTCAGCCTTGCTGTGGAACACGAGCCGGCCTTGCTTGCCGGTCACGCCAAGCAGCAGGGACTTCGTGCCCTTCGCGGAGGTGTACGGCTCGCTCACGACGGTGCCGAACGTCTCGGCCTCCGCATTGACACGGGCGGGCTTCTTCGCAGGGGCAGCCTTCGCGGCGGGCTTCGCGGCCTTGCTCTTGGCCTTCTTGGCCTCACGGGCCTTCTCCAAAGCCTTGAGCCGCTTCTCACGGAGTTCGTCAGAGGCGGGCTTGGCGGGCTTCGGCGGGACAGGGGCATCGCCGCTCTTGAGGAACTTGGCGATCTCAGCACGGACGATTTCAGCAACGGTCATGGGTAATCTCCTCAGTGAAAGAACCATCGAACATTCCCGCGAAGTGCGGGTGGAGGCGGGGAAGCCGAAGCAAGCCCCGCTACCATCCAGACTCCGCAGCGGCGATTTACGGCCGAGAATCCGCGTAGACCTCCAGCGAAATCCACAGGCAATCCCACCGATCCCACCGCCACGACTCGTGAGCGTGGATCGTGTTGTAAATCTCGTGGAACGACAGGCGGCGAAAGCGAAACGGCCTCAGTTGCATGGAACACTCCTCAGAGTGAGAGACAGGGAACACGGCAGCCGAACGTCGGCCACCGAAAAGAGGACTCCGCATCGGGAATCACTCGGCGTTTATGTCCGCTTGCAGCCCGCCTTCGATGCCGCAGAAGATGGCAAGCGTTTCCTCATCGCAGCACTCACCGAATGGATCGTCGTGGATGCTCATGGCGTTGTCCTTGTGTCAGTCGCTCGATGGTCACAGTTGCCATCGTGGTGCCGACACAAACAGGACTCCGCAGCGGGGAATGGACTGCGTTTCGTGGGCTTTCCGAAGGCCGTTTCACGCTACGGGTCGAGAGCGTGAGACGGAAATCCCTGCCAGTAAAGAGGAACGGGCGTGCTTCTGTAGCCCGGCCCCCGAACCCCCCATTCGCATCACGTATTAGTTACGTTCCCTGCGCCAAAAGTTTCCCAAAACAGATCGATCCCAAGTCGCCGTGACTATCTGCATCTTTTCTCCTGCCGACACTCGACGGCATGGACATCACAGACCTGCCGGTGAAGTACGACGAGAAGTTCGCTGACCGCCTGCGGCGCATGTCGTGGCAGCGATCGACGCATGGGTATGCCCGCCACGCCTGGAGCGACGGGCAAAGGACGCGCTGGGTGTCGATGCACCGGCTGGTGTGGGCGTGGGAGCACGGCAAGGGGAACGTGCCTCGCTACATCGACCACATCAACGGGGATCGGATGGACAACAGGCTGTGCAACCTGCGTCCCGCAACTTTGTCATTGAATGCCCATAACTGTTCCGAGCGGTGCGAGAGAGTGAAGCCGCTTCCGCATGGCGTCTACCTCAATCGGCTATCTGGAGCTTCCCCCTACGGTGCTTGCATAAGTCACCACAATAAAACTCTGTATTTGGGGGTGTTCGCCAGCGTTGAGGAGGCGTCTGCCGCGTACGCCGATGCCAAGCGCAAGATCATGGACTACGAGGCTGCTGTCGCTCGCGGCGAGTCGCCGGATCCTCCCGGCCTATCCATCAAGCGCGGCGTGCGCGGCAGGCCGAAGCGTATGCAGCACGCTCTCGCAAAAGCTCTGCACGACGGCGGCAAGAGTCTCGCCCAAATAGCCTGCGAACTCGGCTGCTGCGTTGACACAGCTCGCCGGTTGCTCCGCGACCAAGGCGTCGTGTTCCGTCGAGGGCGACCTCCCCGCAAGGCCGTTGACGCCCCCAGCCAGAGCCAGTAACCTATACCTCTGTCCAGCGTCCCATTTTCGAAAGGATTCACATGATTACGGCGACGATTACAGGCAACGTGGGGAAGGTCAACGAGCTTCGGGCGACCCGTGCGGGCAAGCAGATGCTCTCGTTCTCGGTGGCTTCGACCTACAAGAAGGAAGGCCAGGAGGGCCAGACAACGTGGGTGGATGTGCTGTGCTTTGACGAGCAGGCAGACACCGTGTCCCAGACGCTCCAGAAGGGCGACAGGGTGGTTGTCACGGGCAGGCTGGCCCTGGAGACCTACGAGAAGAAAGACGGCACACAGGGCACCTCATTGCGTCTGGTGGCCGATGAGGTGGGCAAGAGCCTGCGGTGGCCCGGCAAGGGGCGTCAGCCGGCCATGGCGGCGGTCGGCCGGGATGTGAACGACGAGGAAGCCATCATCCCGTTCTGATGCGACTCCAAGCCCTTCTCCTTCTGTGCTTTTGCGCTGGCGTTCTGCTGGCGGTGGCGGTTTCGTCCTTTGCGCCACCGCCAGCAGCGCCTTCTTTCATGGGGCGGCCATGAGCAGCCCGCTGATCGCCCTCACCGGCCTGATCTACCTTTACGTCGCCATTGACCAGTTCCGGCGTGGCAATCTCGGCATGGGGATCGCCTATCTGGGGTACTCCTTCTCGAGCATCGGATTGTATTCGATGGCCCGGTAGGGAGACATGAATACAGAGAAGGAGACTGTCATGGCCGATAAGGTTGACTACGCGAAGCTCTTTAATCAGTCGCAACTCGCTGAACTCCAGCAGATGGAGAAGAAGTCTCCCAGCCTTCTCGGTGGCCTGACCAAGCCAGCCAAGAAGCCCAAAGGCGGGCATGGGTTCCTCGTGACCGAGAAAGAGGACGAGCAGATCCGGCGGGGAGAAACACCCTCCACGTTCTCTCGCGGCAAGGACGGCAGTCTGCGGCCGAAGGTGCAGTAGGCAAAGGCTCGATAGCGGTTCCGTGCGGCCATAAATCCCCTGAGGGATTACATGGCAACACCACTGTTTCGGGCCGCCCAAAGCGCCGACGCTTCTGCTCTCGTGAAGGACGAAACCGGGATCTCGACGGCCTTTGCCCCAGCCGGTGCAGTGGTACTGCGGCGGGCCGACCTCGCCCCCCTCGACCCGCGATTCAAGAACGCCAGAAACATCTTGCAGTCCCTGCTTGTTCCGGCAGTCATTGCCACAGGCGCTGCGTCTCAAGGGCAGAGGTGACCAGTGGCAACCCCAGAAGAAATCCGAGCAGCAGAGATCACCAAAGAAATCTACGCCCGCCATGGCATCCCGGAGGGTACGGACCCGACCGTCGCCGCTGAAATGATTGGGAGTATGGCAGAAGGTGCCTGGGGTGCGCAGCCCTCCGCATGGGCCAATCCAGAGGAGCGTGCCGCCGCGCGCGAGCAGTACGCACTTGGTGGCAGCAGCCCGCAGGAAGTGCAGGATCGCTGGGAGAAGTCAATCTACCTGGTCGATCCAGAGACGCACCGCTATCAGCAGAACTTTGCCAGAGATCAGCAATTCCTTGATCGCGTGGGCGTGGGCGACGAACAAGACCCGGCCGTGACCGCCTGGACCGGCCCGGCCAACCCAGAGCGGCTGAGGCAGGCCCGCGCGGGCGAGGCGGTAGCTGCGTGGAACCAGACCGAAAACAACCCGCTCTACCGCGACAACTGGTTTTCTTCCGGCTGGGCCTTGCAGGATTCCCCAATAGCGGGCGTAGGCGGGGCAATCACTAACCCAGACACGGCACTGGGCGCGGGGATGACGTTCATGAACATCCCATTCGACTTCCTTGCCATGCACGGGAGCAATGAGTCAAAAACGGCCAACGACTCGTGGCGCACGGCGGCGGGACTCTACAAGACAGCCATGAACAATCGGCTCAACAGCCCGGCCCCGATCCTCGACCTCCCCAGCGGCGCGACGGTGCAGGAGCGGGCGGCGCGGCTCAAGGAACTGCAACAGCAGGCCGCGACGGGGGCAGTCCCGAGTTCCGCCGAGCGGTGGAAGCGGACTTCCGGGTTCGTGCCGCCGCCGTTTATCCGAGACGCGGGGGATGCGTTTTTGGCCACCCTGGACGGTACGCAGTTGATACCCGGAGTCGCGTTCGGCAAGGCCGCAGCAAAGGGCGCAGCGACGGCCGCAGCCAAGGGCGCGGCGAAGGACATGGCGTTTGACGCCGCGACGTCTACCGCCATTACTGCCGGCTTGGCCCAAAAGCCGGAACGCACGTGGGGGCAGTATCTCGGCCTCGCCCCAGAGGCGCCCGAAGATCTCGCCATCAAGTCGGACGAAGAGGTCGCGGCCGCCAACGATGCGCGCCGCCAGATGTTTGATCGCAGCCTACAGCAGTACGGCTCGGGAGTATCGACATACGACGACGAGGCATACAAACGGTTGCAGAAGGCCGGGCGAGTGCCCATTCGCAACCAGTAGCCAAAGGAAGCGTCCATGTCCGACGAAGCCGTGATGGAATCCGAAGAGTCCCTCGATGCGCCAGATACCAGTTCCGCAGAAACGAGCGACACCAGTGCGGCACCTGCACCAGAAGCCTCGACGCCGCAAGTCGCATCACCCGCTGCACCGCAGAAGCCTTCGGTGTGGGATGCCTTCAAGAATCTCCCTGACTTCAAAGGGGCTGATGACGTCGCGATTGCTCGCCGCCTCTATGCCTCAATGGAGCGAGAGAAAGCAGCAACACAAGCTCTTGCCCAATACCAGCAGTACATCCCCTACGCCCAGCAGTACCTCCAGCACCGAGAACCCTTCGAGCAGTACCTCGCCGCCCAACGGGGGCAGCAGCCCACCGCCCAGCAGCCCGCCACCGCCGCCCAAGAGGCGATGAAGAAGTGGTGGAACCCGCCGGAGGTTCGCGACTCCTACAAGCAGTACCTCGTGAAGGACGAGAACGGCCGTGAGGTGATTGCGGAGAACGCTCCGCTCGACGCTCGCCACGCCCTCTACGAGTACCAGAAGTACAAGGCCGACTTCGCCCAGAAGTTCCTCACCAATCCAGAGGAAGCGCTGGGTCCGATGATCCAAGAGATCGCCCAGCAGCAGGCCCGGTCGATTGTCGATACGCAGTTCAAGGAAGTGCAGCAGCAGCAGTTCGTCTCGGGCCTTGAGCGCGACAACAAGGACTGGCTGTACGACGAGAGCGGACAGCCGACGGAGGAAGGTCTTGCCGCCAATCGGTACATCGACGAGGTGTCGGCCGATGGCGTTGGCGACCCGGAACTGCGATGGAAGTGGTCAACAATTGCAGTCGAACGTGACCTGCTTGCAAAACTCGTGGAGCAGTATCGCGCTCAGTTGCAGCGGGGCACGTTTGAGGCTGGATTACCGCAGCAAAACGCACCTGCGGCTGCTCCCGAAATGGGCGCTGTTGCGCCACAAAATGCTCCTGCGAATGCGTCAACTCAGGCCCAGAAGGACATAGAGTTCTTAAGAAGGGAAGCATCTCGCAATCCGAGTCGGAGTGCGGGATCAAGCGACCCGAGAACACCGCAGCAACCCCTGACCTTCGAACAAAAACTCGCCCGTCAACTTGGGGCGAGCTAGCACTACGGAAAGGTGAAACATGGCGTCGAGCGTAGATTGGGCGAGGTCCATTGGAACGACCCTGACCCTGCATTTGAAGGAAGAGGAACAAACCACCTTCCGCAAGTTCAAGGTCTTCGCAGCGCTCCAGGCGAACGGCAACGTCGCCATGAATCAAGGTGGTCGCGGCTTCGACTGGCAGGTGCGCTTTCGAAACGTGCCCGTTTCGTCGTACACGGGCGAGTCGCCTCGAGTCTTCGCTCGCCACGCGCTGTGGCAGCGTGCCACCCTCCCGTATCGCGGCTATACCGTGACGGATCAGATCACGAAGCGCGAGATGCTGGAGAACAGGGGTCAGGCCCAACTCATCGACGTCGCTGGCAAAATGGCGAAGCGGTTGCAGGAGTCGATGGAAGAGCATCTTGCCAAGGAAGTCTTCATCGACGGTTCGGCCAGCGGCAACGAGAATCGGTGGCATGGGCTTGAGTCCATGTTCGCCATCAATGGCACGGTGAACGTCGCGACGGGTGCGCAGCGTGCGGCCAACGCGGCTGATCCGTTCGGCTTCCCGGCTGATGAGTACGCCGGCCTCAAGACTGGTCTGGGCCAGTACGCCGGCTCGCAGCTTGCTCCTGGCTCGTGGCCCGCAGTGCCGGTTGATCCTGAGTACGACTTCTGGGCGCCGCTGGTCTGTAACTACACGAGCACGTTCTTCGGTGGTGCGACTGCCACGTGGAAGGATCAGTGCATCGAGGCCATCCGTGCGTCGGTGAACCACGCGAAGCGGAACGATACGAAGGAGAATCAGGTTGACATGATCCTCCTCGACCGTTCGCTCTACATTCAGTTCCTCAACCGGCTGGATTCGCGTGAGCGTGCCATCGTCACGAAGACGAACGGCCTCAAGTCCTACGGCTTCGATGCGGTCGAGATCGACGGCATCGAGGTGGCGAGCGACTACGGCTGTCCTCCGGGTGTCGGTTATGCCCTCTCCGTCGGGAACATGGAGATGAAGGTGATGACCGGCCAGCTTCTCGAAGCGGAAGGCCCTTACTTTAACGAGGAACTTTCTGCGTACCGTTATGCCGTCTCCGTCTTGGCCAACATCAAGATGAAGTCGCCGCGTAACTTTGTGAAGTTCGCTGCCATCGCCTAACCCAAAAGCCTCAAGAAGGAGATTGACGACAGATGAGTACGTTGACTGCTGATCCCGGATTCGGTCGAGGCCAGACGCTTGGCATCACCGTCAAGATGTACGAGGCCGAGAACGGCGATGGCTCGACTGTGGTGGGCACCCGCAAGGTGTTCCGCGACGAAAGCCCCATCACCGGTGCCATCCTGAGCAACCGGACGGTGGAGTGCGTTGCGGTGAAGAACACCAGCGGCGCGGCCCTGCTTCCCGGTGCGGTCGCCAAGTTCAAGGACTCGGCGATCCTGACGGAGGTGGACGGCCTCGCCGTTGCCGCCACGACCCTCATGGGCGTCGTGGACGAGTACCTGCCCGCCGGCGGTGTTGCCGATGGCGAGGTGTTCTGGCTGGTGGTGAAGGGTCCATCGACTGTGACGAAGACCGCAACGAGCGTGTCGGCTGGCGCGGCCTACGGCCCGTCGGCCACCGCTGGCTCGGCGGCTGCTCAGGGTGCCAACGCCCTGCTCGGCTACGCCATTGCCACGAGTGCCACGACGTCGGGCCGCATCCTCGTGCGTACCAACGCCGGTATCTAAGTCTCGTCTGTAGCGTTGTGACGCTTGGCCGCAGGAGGGAAGGGACGCCCCCCTGCGGCCTTTTTTTGTACCTAAGGACTTTCATCAATGCCCGCTCCAGGCCAGCCTACTCCCATGACGCAGTTCAAGGACGAGCGTTCGTCCATCATGGATCAACTGCACAAGGCGGGCCTCATGGACTTCCCGGAACTGGATGACATCCGCGTCAAGCAGGAGGTCGGTGCCGGGAAGATGCCGCAGCCCCGCAGTGGCATGGCCCCGATGATTACGTCCGTACCCCAAGCCGACCGATGAGCAAGCCTGCCGACAAGGTGTGCAACGACTGCGGGGAGACGTACCCGCTGACGGCCGACCATTGGCGGAAGAAGAAGTCTGGGGAGTGGGACACGCGCTGCGTTATCTGCCGTGCGAAGGTCAATCGCGGCAAGAAGACCAAGCAGAAGCAGCAGGACATGAAGGCCATTGAGCAGGGTGCGATGAACACCTTCCTCAAGGCGGCCCAGCGGGGCGGCGAGAACATCCCGCACTCGAGCGAACTGCTTGAGCGACTGATGGACTACTTCGGCGGCAGCAGCGGATTTGCCGCGATGATGGTCAAGCAGTATTTCGACGCCCCTCCTGGCGGGTCACATCGCACCAAATTGCTCGAAGGCATTGTCCGTCTCGTCACGAAGAACACCGAACTGGGCGGGGCCAAGAAGCCTCTGATGCAGTGGACGGACGAGGAGATCGAAGCCGAGCTTGACCAGAGGCTCAGGCGCATTGTCGTGAGTGTCGAAGGGAGACTGCTCGATGTCCAAGCCGCGCCGCCGCAAACCCCCTCAGATTTCGCCGCTGCCATCCGTCAAGCGGCTGGGTACGTTCCAGCAGAACGAATTGAAGGAAATGCAGGCGGAACTGGCGAACCGCCGCATCGAAGCATTGAGGCTCTACCGGCCGACGCCGCAGCAGGAGCAGGTTCACGCGAGCCGGGCGAGTGAAATCCTCGTCATCGGCGGCAACCGCTCCGGCAAGAGTCTCTGCACGTTCGTAGAGGACGCCCGTGCCGTCTGCGGGAAAGATCCGCACGGGAAGTACCCGGAGAAAGACGGGATTCTCGCCATTGTCGGCAAGGACTGGAAGCACATCGGCCTTGTGGTCTACCCGATGCTGTTCATGGCGGGTGCGTTCAAGATCATCAAGGACGAACAGACCGGCGAGTGGCGTGCCTACAACCCGGCCACAGATTCCGCACGAGAGAAGGAGTCCAAGCCGGCGCCGCCGCTGATCCCGCCCCGTATGGTGAAGAAGAAGTCGTGGGTTCTCAAGAGCGCCCGCTACATCCAATCCTGCGAACTCACAAACGGCTGGCAGATCTACTTCTTCTCGTCAGAGGGTGAGCCTCCGCAGGGCTGGAAAGCCTCGCGTGTCCACATTGACGAGGACGTTAACAACGGCGATGCGTGGATCCCCGAAATGCAGGCCCGTCTCTCGGACTTGCGCGGAGTGCTGTCTTGGTCGGCTATGCCCCACAGCAAGAATGACTCGCTCCAGAACCTTGCGGAGCGCGCCGACAAGTTGGTGGAGCAGGGCGTCGAGAACCCGGACATTGTGAAGTTCGTCCTCAGGTTTCTCGACAACCCCCATATCCCTGACAGCGAAAAGCGAAAGCGTCTCGAGTCATGGGCAGCGCTGGGCGAGGATGTGCTGCGGATGCGCAGCGAGGGCGAGTTCATCAGTGACTCGATTCTCTGCTACCCCACCTTCGCGATGCACGTTCATGGGTTTGATCGTGGCAATCTGGATAAGAACGTCGTGCCGGAGGATTGGTGCCGCTATTTGGCGGTCGATCCCGGCCATGCCGTCACGAGCGTGTTGTTTGCCGCCGTCCCGCCCGATGAGTCCATGCTGCTGATCTACGACCAGCTCTACATCCGCAACTGCAACGCCATCATCTTCGGGGAAAAGATGAAGGAGAAGTGCGCAGGGCAGAGTTTTTATGCCTTTTTGATCGACATGCACGGTGGCCGGCTCCGCGAGATCGGCTCCGGCAGGCTTCCTGTGGAACTCTACACAGAGGAGTTGAAGAAGCAGGGGGTCGCCAGCGAAACGACCGGCCACAGTTTCCTGGCCGGCTGCGACGATGTGCAGGCCCGCATGGCGGCGGTCCGCAATTATCTGCATATCCGGCCGGAAGGGACGCCGACGCTGCGGGTGCTGCGGTCGGCCGTGCCTGACTTGGAGCGGGAACTCAGGCGGTACAAGCACAAAACGCAACTGGTGGCGGGCGCATACATCGTGACCGACCAGCCCAACACGCGGGGCGAGGTTCACGCTTGCCAGTGTCTTGAGTACCTCTGTGCCTATCGACCTCGATACCACAAGCCTAAGGTGGATGTCGGTCCCGACCCCTGGTACGTCGAGTGGATGCGGAAGCGCAAGAAGCGACTCGCCGCA